GCCAAGGAGCAATACTCTTAGGAGCAGAGCCATCAGTGCCTGGGATAAGTTTACCATCAGCTTCTTGATACCATTTCCATTGTCCATCCTGAAGTTTGGCCCATGTGTAGACATCGGCCTCTTCCCAGTTATTGGAGCTCTTACCTGAACCCACACCATAGCGGGGGCCGTCAGCACCAGGAGCGTTGCAATCCTTCTCTTTACTATCGAGAAGTTGCTTTTGAAATTCAGCCGGCAGCAGAGTCCGGTGTACAGACTCAACAGTTACTACTTCAATGAGATTGCCGTCACCATCACGGTTGACAACATAGCGATCCAGTGGATAGACCTTAAGGGCTTTCTTCCCGACAAAGATAAGTACATTGCCAGTGACGACCAGATGCTTCATGGCTTGGTGGAGCATCACCCGGTCAGAAGACTCAGAAATCTGCTGATGAATGATTCGCTCAAGCTTTGAGAGCGAAAGATCAATCTCACTGCGAACTTCTGGGGTAAGCTCTGGAAGCTGCATGAGTTCAGCATCAGAGATCTGCAGCTTGAAGAAGCTGGTATTGACTGGGAAGAGTGACAGCATCAACTTAGCTGCCAACACATTCACGCCCTTAGCACCCACACTCTGCCAAGGAATAGGGAGAGAGCCCCCCTTAGTCTGACCATCTTCGACGATCAGATAGGGGAGCGTTAGCTTTGCACACTCCCTGGCAGAGTCAAGGTATTGCTGCCTATCCGCTGACAAAGTTTGATAGCGAGATGAGGCTGGATCTTTCATTTTAGCTAGGGATATTTAGACTACCTTTTCTGGGATCAGTCTGTGTGTTAACCGATTTATCAAGAGTAATCCTGAGCGGAGAAGTACCGCCAGATGCTTGTTGAAGTTGCGAACGCTTTGAGGTGCGCTTCTGCATCTTGGCGTTGTTCTCATTGTTACCACTTACCGTAACAGGAGGAGGCAGAGGAGCAGCCGGCGCTGGGGCCGGAGGAGGCTGCGGGGCCATAGGTGGCAAATCCGGCGCTCTAGGGGGGGCTAGTGCCGCCAAAAGCGACATCATATTTAGCTTGGGTGATTTCCCTCGACCGGCACACATAGTTCTAATCCTCTTTTAACGAGTAAATGTAGTGAATGTAATCTACAATGGATCTCTGTCCGGCTAAGAACATAATCTTGGCAAGAGAATCCGAAGGGTTTGGATTGTAAAGTGGATAAAGCTCTTCAAGCTTTTCAAGGAGTTCGTAGATGACCCTGTCACCGTCAAATACATCCTTGCTTTCAAGCTCAGCCATAAGAAGGTAGGTCGTTATTGGACGCCTCGAAAAAGGCGGGCATTCTGGCTCGCTGGGTGTCGGTTAACCCAGCTGCCTTACCATTGTTATAGAGAGAGTCGGACTGGGCTAGCCAGAAGTCCTTATCGAGCCACTTGTTCTCGGACTGACCCAGACCATCCATTACCCAGTGCACAGTAGCCTTGCGTAGTTTGTTCAGACGTGGGGTGCTCTTCAGCCCGAGGTCATGAGCAACCATTCCATGGATTGCCACGTGAGTCTGCTCATCCCTGGAGATGTCGGCAGCCAGTGTTCGCAGTCCCATGTCTCCGTTGAAGCGGAAGAATGGCAGCAGGACAAAGAACACGCTGCGCTCAAGAATCGATGCCTTCAGAATCGGGTGCTCCGGTGCCTCCAACCAAGCGTTGCGAATCACCTGTGATTCCCGCTCTGCCTTTACATCTGTTCCATGAGCCGCAACAATGTATGAAAGGCCAAGGTCATGCTTGTCTTCGTCCTGTTGATTTGACAGCAGAGCTTCGATGACACCCCGTTTGCTGGGGAGCTCCTTATCAAGTCCCTGCTGCAGGAACTCTTTAACAGGAAGCTCAAGGGTACGAAGAGCGAGAGCTCGATACAAAGACTCCTCTGCTCCCTCTACAAATTGACCCCGCTCAACTTGAACGGGAGTCCATTTTCGCTTTCTGGCAATTACATCAAGATAGCTAGACATTACTCAGCACATGAAACACAATAGTCTTCATCAACTTCAAACGAGAAGATGTCTTTGTACTCATCATCCAGAATGGCGGTAGCATCATCCTTGCGGAGAGTATCAGGCATCACCTGAAGTGCGTAGTAAAGAGAGGTCTGAGGTGACTCAAGCCAATCTTCAATAAATGCCTCGTCATAGGTGACAACATCAGACCAGCTGTTGAAGCTGTATCCGTGCAGCAGACCCGTGCTGTTAAGCATCTGCATGATGCCATTAGCAACGGACTTGTAGGCTTCCCAGCCGACCTCTGCAGCAATCTCGACAGGACCATAGTTTACGGACATAACGCCAAGCGTTCCAGAATCCCTGTCAACTTCTCTAGCTATTGGCGGGGCAATTTCTGGCGTGGTTACAAATCCATCGAGATCGATGTAGCGGTAACTGCAGCTAGCAGTGGGGGCAATTGTGAATGCTCGCTCCATCCCGTGGTGTTTGGCCACTGCAGCTGCCTGCTGAATGCCACTGAACATGGATTGAGCCAGCCTGTTTGCCACGCTATCGTTGTGTTCGTAGTTATTGACAGCAGCCAACGCCTCACCAAACTCCTGATAGCTCACCCCATAACGCCGTAGCAGGTTGGCGAGGCCCAGCATTCCGAGACCGACTTGCCGATCTTCGTCTGGAGAGAGGTACTCCCCGCTATGTTCAACACCAGTTCGGGAGTGTAGTTCGCACAGGTCTTGCATTCCGTGTTGAAATGCACCTGGAAGGTCATCGAGCTCGCATGCGCCGAGGTTTACATGTTCCAGTAGACAGGTTCCCCGTGATCGCAGGTAGATTTCCAAGCATACGTTACCCCGGATACGATTTCCATCGTTGTCAAACTTGACTTTGTTGAGCCAGATGTCACCACTTTGAATGTTTTTTAGCAGAGCTTGCTTAATATCATCAGAGGCTCGATTCCACCATAGTGTCGTGATGTCAACGCATCGCTTCACCCATGGCAATTCGGCGCGTGTTGCTTTAATAAATTCGAGAATGTCGGGGTGATTAAGATCAAGGTGCAAAACTACAGCACCGTTCTTGTATACTCCTCCTCGCCTTAGGATTTCATTGAGGGAGGAGTAGATCTTTCCGAAGGATACTGGGCCAGATGCCACAAGACCCTTGCTATTCTTAGCGCCTTTGGGACGGATCTTGGAGAGGTGTACCGCAACGCCCGCTCCATAGCGTAGAGCATGACTAACGAATCGCCACGATGCTTCAATTCCATTGGGTCCTTCTATCTCGTCTTCCACCACAAAGACGGTGCAACTCACGGGGAGGCGGCTATCTGGATTGTCGATCCAGGACTGAACTCTGCCAGTTCGGGCAATCTTCGAGGTGGACATTGTTTTAGATAAGGTCGGTGAGGTAGGGGGGTTGGTAGTTGGGTCCTTTAATTACTTTGCCTGCCTCGTTCTTTAAGGGCTTTCCGTCCACAAGTTTGGACATGTTGCTCCTATGTACTCGAGCCAAAGCTTCATCGAGCTCCCAGCCGGCAGCTGTAGCAAACTGGAAGCAGACATAAACAATATCCGCAAGCTCTTTAAGGGCAGCCTCTCGAGCCCTAAAGTTTGAAAGATCAGCGAGACAATTGATATACGCCTCGAAGAACTCATGCGTCTCTTCAGCAATGAGATCGGATTGAAGGTCAAGAATTGAAGGCGTAAAACATGCGATTGATTGATCCATTGCCACTCGAAACTGGAGTGCTTGACCAAGTAAATCAATTGCGCTCATCGGTTGCGGAGTTTGGATACAAGAAAGATCTTTTTCTCTAGATAAGCCTTAGCTTTAAGAAGATCGTCAATCTCTTCTTCTTGAGGCTTATACCCTGCGCGAGAAATGTACTTGACTACATTGCCAAGAAAGTAGTCAAGCTTCTGATCTGCTATGAAATCCCAGACTTCAATGACGCCACGTGCGTAGTGATCTGGTGAGTATTTATTCATGAGTAGTGGGGCCAAGGTGGTGGGTTATGCGGTTCGAGTTCGTCCTCTATTTTCTGCAGAAACGACTTCATCCAAGGCTGCCAGACTTCAGGCTGCCTGGTGTATATCCTCCTAGCCAAAAGAGTCCCTCTAACGAAAAGCAGTTCTTTGTACGTCAGCTTCATTCCAGTTCTTCACAAGATTTTTGAGAGTGTTGTTATACATAAAGTTCTGGCGTAGCAGTATTGTGCAGAGACTTGTCAGATCAGCTTTGGAGGCAGTCTTAGCAGCATCAGAAATCTGGCGTAGCTGAAACTCTTGCTCTAACGTCAGATCGAGAACTGGGG